AGAAAAAACATATCAACCAATTAGAAGAATTAAATAAAGAGGCTAAACAATCATTTGATTCAGAAATAGCTGAGGCCCAGGGGAAAATAGATGCGTTAAATAAAGAATTAGATGCATGTCCACCTCAATCAGGAATAGAGTATAAATTAAAGACTATGAAAAAAGTAAAAGATGATTTAATTTCTGATAAAGGTAGATGTCAACATGAAATGAAGAGTCTAGAGGATAGGCATAAATTCTTTGAGACATCTGTGGCATGCCCAATATGTTCACAAGCTATTTCCGAAGATTTAAAGAAATCTATGGAGAGTGATATCATGGCGTCCGGTCTTGGAACTATGAATGAGTTGAGACATACTAAAGCTAAACTAAAATCTGCAGAAGATGCTTTGGAAAGTGCACGAAATCATTTGTCAGATGTTCAAGTTATAAATGCTAAAATAGCTACACATAATAATACAATGTCAAATTTAATAAATAAGCAAGTTAAAGAAGTTGATATGTTTGAACCAATACAAGAATTAATTGCTCAATCTAATGAGCTCACACAATGGTCAATGGCATATGATAAAGCAAATACTGATTTATTATATAATGACATAGCATCAGAAATGCTAAAAGATACTGGGATAAGAACTAAAGTCATAAAAGAATATCTACCTGCAATGAATAATCTTATTAATCAATACCTTCAAGTTTTAGAATTCTTTGTTGCATTCCATTTAGATGAGAATTTTGAAGAGACAATTAAGTCCAGACATAGGGATACATTTGTCTATGACAATTTCTCAGAAGGAGAAAAGATGAGGATTGACTTGAGTTTATTATTTGCTTGGCGTCAAATAGCTAAGATGAAAAATTCTACTAACACAAATCTGTTAATCCTTGACGAGACATTTGACTCATCACTAGACGATGATGGTGTGGATAGTCTATTAAAAATTCTACTGACTCTGGAGAATGGAACAAATACATTTATTATTTCCCATAAACCAGACCTACTTGAAAATAAGCTCAAAGCTAAGATTCAATTTAAAAAAATCAACAATTTCAGCACCATAGAATAGTTAGCTGAACTAACGGATCCGTTAGAATTCTTATTGAAAATACTTGCCTAAAGCAGCCAAAGTATGATATAATATACTCTATTATAAAATAAAAATAGGAACTAAATATATATGAATAACATTGATAAAATCGCAAAATTAATTGCAACATTAGATAATGATGGTTTAAATAAAATCATCCCTATCTTTAAACAACATCGTAAGACATTAGCTATGGCAACCAAAATGGATTTAAAGGTTGGTATGAAAGTTTCTTGGGGTGCTATGGGACATGGTACGGTTGATAAAATTAATCGCACTAAATGTGTTTGTACTAGGAATGATGGTCAAAAATGGACTATTCCTATGACAATGTTGAGGATTGCGTAATGATAACTCACACAATGGATTTTGACCCGAACATTTCAGTTTTTGAATTATTTAAAACTTTAAACTTTTTTGGTGCGACTTTAATATCATTAAACGAACAACCGAATTTACCATTACCTTCAGTGACAATTGAAATTACTAAACCAAATTTAGACAAATTATTAACTCAAATCTAAAATTCCCTGGACCACTCACTCGTCACCACTGGACCCATAAATACTTGCCTAAGAACGGCAAAGTATGATATAATATACTATATAAAATAAAAAAAGAGGTTATAATATGAATGCAACAATTGAAAAACTAATGAATGATTACCCGAAAATGAGTAATTTTACTTCAAAACAAATTAAGGAAGCTGCTGAATCTATTGGAGAAAATCCAAGGTCTGCATATGTCAATATAAGATATACAAATAAATGTCCTACGGTCCGCCGTGGAGTTTATAACTTAGAAAGCATGATGCCAAAATCAGCTGTTCCTACAAAGGCTAAAGTTGCAATGGCAATTAAAGGTGTTGCTTCAGTTTCTAATGATGAAGTTTTTGTTCCTGAATTTGATGAGACATTTGTCCCTTGGGGAAACTTTACAGAAATTGTAAAAGTTATTAAATCTAAAATGTTTTATCCAACTTATGTTTCTGGACTATCAGGTAATGGTAAAACATTTCAGATAGAACAGGCTTGTGCTAAATTAAATCGTGAATATGTTAGGGTTCAAATATCTCCTGAAACAGATGAAGATGATTTAATTGGTGGTTTCCGTCTAATTAAAGGTGAGACAGTTTTCATGAAAGGTCCGGTTATTAAGGCTATGGAAGCTGGAGCAGTTTTAATGATTGACGAAATTGACCGTGGTACTAATAAAATTATGTGTCTTCAAGGTGTTCTTGAAGGTAAGCCAGTTTTAATTAAAAAGACAGGTGAAGTTGTTACTCCTAAAAAAGGTTTTAACATAATTGCTACAGCAAATACCAAAGGTAAAGGTTCAGATGATGGCCGTTATTCAGGTGCTCAAATTATTGATGATGCTTTTTTAGAGAGATTTACTATTACTCTTGAACAAACATTTCCTACTATGAAAACTGAGGAAAAAATTGTTATGAAGCATATGAAAAAGTTTGAAGTTATGGATGAAGAATTTGCTAAGCTTTTAGTTGGTTGGGCAGATGCTATTAGAAAAACTTTTTATGATGATGGAATTGATGAGGTTATTTCAACTCGTCGTCTTTGCCACATCGTTCAAACATTTTCAATATTCAACAAACGTGATAAAGCAATATCTTTATGTGTTAATCGTTTTGATGAAGATACTAAAATTGCTTTCACAGACCTTTATGAAAAAGTTGATGCGACAATCAATGGTGAACCTGAAATTACTATGAGTGAAGAGGATTTAAAGAAAGCTATGTCAGATGAATTAGAAAGAGATTGGGACGAAGAGGAACTATAATGAATTTATCAGCTCAAGAATATTTAGCAAAATTATTAGCCAAAGAGAACTTATCAGTTCAACATGGTAATTATTCAACAGCATCATTTGATGTTATGAATAGAGTTTTAAGATTACCACTTTGGGAAGACAAAGGTAAGGATGTTTATGACTTACTAGTTGGACATGAAGTTGGTCATGCTCTTTATACCCCAGCTGATGGGTGGCATGATTCTGAAAAGAAAATTGGAAAAATTCCTAGAGCTTATTTAAATATTGTTGAAGATATTAGAATTGAACGTAAAATCCAAGAGACATATCCTGGAATAGTTCGTAGATTTAAAAGTGGTTATAAGAGACTTTTTGATGATAACCTATTTGGTACCGATGATAGAGAAATTAATGAGGCAGGTCTTATGGACAGGCTTAATGTTTCTTCAAAAGGTAGAGGTTATATTCCAGTTGAATTCTCAGATGAGGAAGCTCCATTAGTTAAAGAAGCTATGGAAGTTAAAACTTGGGAAGACGTTTTAAAAGTTTGTAAAAAATTCTATGACTTTATTGAAGAAAATAAAGAGGAAGAAGAAGAAAAGCCTGAAGGTACTGGCGCTGATTTTCCATCTAATGATATGGACGGTGATGATGATGCTGAAACTGAAAACCCACAAGGTACTACTCCTCCAGAAGATGGTGATGATGAAGATACTGATGGTGAAGATGGTGATGCTGATTCTGAAGGTGAAGGTGAAAAAACTAAAGAACCTGTTGAGCCTGGTCATGAAACTTGGACTGATGACAATTTTAGAGAAAATGAAAATGAACTTTTAGAAAAGAAAGATGACCGTTATGAAGAGGACAAACAATCTGAATATTCTTCTGGAATTTCTAAAGCTAATCTTAAAAATATGTTATTCACATATGAAGAAGCTGACTTAGCAAGAACAAAACATATTCTTCAAGATATTGATTATGACCAAAGAGATTCTACGTGTTATACTTCGGAAGCTTGTAAAAATGATTGGGAAAAATCAAAAGCAGGTTTAAATTCAACAGCTAGTTTATTAGCTAAAGATTTTGAAAGAAAGAAAGCAGCATTTGAATATTCAAGAGCTACGACTGCAAAGTCTGGCAAGCTTGACCCATTAAAGCTTCATTCATATAAAATGACTGAGGATATCTTTTTAACAACGACTAGATTAGCTCAAGCTAAATCACATGGAATTATAATGTTTATGGACCTTTCAGGTTCAATGTGTGAAATCATAGAAGATGTTACTATGCAAGCAATTACTATTGCTATGTTTTGTAAAAAAGTTAATATTCCTTTTGAGTGTTATAATTTTACTACTTCATCTTGGCATTCATCTTCAATTCGTGAAGTTGAACAAAAAGGTGGTGAGATTGATATTAAAAGTTCTAAAGTAGTTGAGATGTTTTCTTCTAAAATGAATACCAAAACTTTTAATGAAGCTTGTTATACAATGTTTGCAATTTCAAAAGCTCATTCATATTCAAGGTCTACTCCTTATTACTTAAGTGGTAGGAATGTAGCTAACCTTGACCAAATGGGTTCAACTCCACTTATTCAAACTACTTTCTTAGCTGCTGAAATTACTAAAGCTTTTCAAAGAAAGCATGCAATACAAAACACAAACATTATGTTTTTAACTGATGGAGTTCCTGATGGAATCTATGTTGAAAAAGATGAATATGCTGATGTTAAAACTCATCGTTCAAATAAGATGATTAACTTTGGTGGTAAGATGATTCAAGGTGAAGGTTCTAGAGAAATTTATGAGAATGCTTTACTTAGACTTAAAGAATTAACTGGTGCTACTATAATGGGTTTCCATTTAGCGACTGATGCTTCTTCATTTGGTCAAGGTTTATATGGAATTGATACTGATGATAAGTATGGTGATTATGTTGATTTTAGAGAAACGATTAAAACGTGGAGAAAAGAAAAGTTCTCTGAATATAAAAAAGCAAAAGGTTATGACAATTATTTCATAATCAAAATTGACAGAAAAAAATTAGAAGATGAGTTTGTTTTACCAGAAGGAAAAACTGAATTGAAAGATATTAAAAGAGAATTTAGAAAGTTTTCTAAATCTAAAAAAGCTACTAAGCAATTGATAGGAAAAATTACAGATGCGGTTGCTGCCTAGTTTATTAATTTTATTAACCGGGTTAGCTTCCGCACAAACCGATAAAAATTATTGGTGGGAAGGAAATAAATATAACGCGAATTCAACATGATACGGCGACCACCG